GGTTGTGAAAATTGTTGTAATCGTGGACAGCCCACTCTTCAGCATCAGGAATAGACGAAGATTTCAAAATTTGATTAATTTGATTTTGAAGTGTTTCCTCGTCACTGCTTGGCGTTATCCATCTTCCGTGAAGGATACCGCTATTATAAGACGCTAGACAAGCAACATATATGCTAGCCTTGTCATCGTCTATTTTACCAGGCCACTTATCGGCCATTATGTTTTGTGTTTCCATATATTGACCTCACTTTCTATAATTGTTTAATTATATGGTTACGCTAGCGTATCATATTAAATACACTAGCGCAACTATTATTTTAAATTTTTTTAGGCTTTTGCTTTTCTAAAAGAATTATAAACAGGAATTAAAACCAAGGCCAAAATACAGCCTGAAGCGGTTCCAATTGCTAAAGGTAGGTTAAGGGCTCCCAGGCCTCCCAGGAAGTCACTAAAAGCGTTCCCAAGGCCTGCGCCTATTGTTACACCATAAAAACCATTTTGAAGTTTTTTTGGTAGATGGTTCTCAATTGATACGCCTAACAAGGCACCAGCGAGCATTACGCCATTATCAATTATACCAAATATAATATAATCAATCATTTTAATATTATCCTTTCTATTTAGTACGCTAGCGTAACAATAAGATTAAGTCAATAGATTAATAAAATAAATTTAATGATTGTTTTGTGAGTTCTCCTAAAGTGGAACCTAATTAAATAATGCTACTAAAGTTTAATATTAAATATTGATATTAATAAATAATATTAAAAATCTAAAAACAGATAAGAGCACATAAGCGAGCAATAAAAAATTTGAGTCTTTTAACTCAATTAATCAATAATATTATTGGCAAAGGTTTCTATGTCCTTGGACAAGTGGCGAAAATAAATACTTTTAGAGCGCCAGGCGTAAAAAATGTGCGTAAATGTGCAAAAATAAAAGTCTTATTGTTGAATTTTTGGCGCCATTGGGGGTTTTTTTCCTGGGGTATATACGAATACCCTTTCAGAAATTTGTACCAAATTATTTTAGAACTCTGAAATCTCTATTAAATGATTAAAGAAATGCTCTAGTCTCTCCTCAAGGAACTCCTCCGCATAATATGGAGGTTTAGGTTGAGGTGTCTTAACCAAGGTTAACTTGGGTTTAATAAGGTTTAAAGTTTCTTTAGCCAGTGGTTTAGGAAATTCAGTTTCTAAATCTGATACCATCTCATCGTGTACTCCTATGATTTGGTCTAGTGTCATTAGTTCTCTTAAGTTTATATTTATATATATTATTATTAATATTAATTATTAAGCAAAGGACTCTTTAGGACTCCTAACAGTAAGTTAAAGTTACTCCTGTAGTTACCCTATAGTGATAGCTGGAGTTACCCTCCTATCTATACTGTCCTGATGCTAAATCCATTTATGATTTTTAATTTTAGAATTAAATGGTTGATGGTCTAGGAACCTATCTAATTCGCCTCGTAGAAGCTCCTCACGTCTCTGTATTTGAGCGCTATGCTGGTCTCTGGCCATCTGGTCTACCCAATAACGAACTGCCATCGCTAGCGTATCTAAACGGTCATCCTGGGCTATTGAACCTTTGTCTCTTCCAATTCTACTCATCTGATAAAACAATTGGTATCTTAATGCTTTCTCTGAATGATACATTTCTTGAGTGGAATGGTAGTCTTTGTGCACAACAGCAGTATTAACTATTAATCTGTGTTGTTGCATCACTGGTTCCAAAGTATCTATAATTCTTTTTTCTTTGCTTTCAGTATGTCTAACTTCTTCTAAAGTTACAGGATATGTTCTGTGAATGAATGGTAAAAGTAATTTAGTAAACATACCACCACCATAGTTTTCTTCTACTAGAACTAAATTTACTTCTTCAGCTTTAGCTACATTTGCTAAACCTTGTAAAGTTCTATCTGTGTAACCTCCAACAAATCCTCCTGAAGCTGTTAAATATAAATTACCATTTAACATCTTAACCACAGAGTATGCGGTTTCATCTTTTCCACGACCGCTACTGTCAATGGCCATAACTGAACCTTGGTAATCTAACCATTCACCTTGGATTTGCATTGGTCTATAATAAGCATCACCGTGTAAACCTACACAAGGTAACTCTTCGTGTTTAAGTTCTGGACTAGAAGCCCATACTACTTTTTCTGGAGCAACTTTTGGATTAGTATTCATAACCACTAAATCAGATAATTTAAGTGGGTATTTGTCCTGGTCTGCTAAAGTTGTGTCTATTTGAAACTGTAAATTAAAACCTGATAAACCATAAGAAAATTTTCTTTGAGCTAAATCTTCTTCATCAAATCTTAATGGGTCTATAGGTTTACCAATGGTATTTTCACTCCAGGTATTCTTAATCATTGGAGCTAAAGACCTACCGTAATTAGTTATTTGTTTAGCTGTTGGATATAACGCTGGCCATATCCTTTGTTTATATCCTCTTTGAATTAATGTGTTGTAAAGCGACATTTCATTTTGAGGAGTACCTAAAAATATAATACGACCTTGGGGTTTGAGAATTGACTCAAACTCTTTTACTTGTTCGCTCAATTTTTCTCTCATACCCATCGTTGCCGAATTGTTTGCACTTTCGCAATCGTCAGCAATCACAAGGTCGCTTCGACTACCTGTTAGTTGTCCTGTAATTCCCAAGGACTTAACGGAAGGAGCGTGTGATGCTCTTGCAGGTTTTACGTCAAAACTGACTTTAGATTGTCTCTGGTCATCACTTGGTCTTAAGTGAGACAGAATATCAATCTCATTAATTAATCTTAATGTGAAAGTTGAAAAATCGTCTGCTCTATTTTTAGAAGCTGAAACTACTAATATGTTTTTTTGTGGGTCTAATAATAATTGATGACAAACAAAAGCTGAACATATCCAAGATTTACCAACTCCTCTGAACGCATTAATTACAATTCTTTTTTCTTTTGATTGTAAAAATTGAGCTATGTCAAATTGTACTGGTGTTGGCTTGGGTAAACTTAAATGCTTCCAAACAATATATAAAAAATTTCTAAAATCTTTTAATTTAGTTGGTATCTTTTCCATTGTAGATTTCCTCTTCATCACTAAAAGGTAGTTCATCTACCAAATGCTTTAATGGTGAATTATCTACTGGCATAGCCTCAATACCATTGTCTTTAAGAAATTGTCTTGCTACGTTTAAATCTGATGCTTTAGCTTCTGGGTCTCTAATCTTTTCTAAAAGCTTTACAGTTAATTCAGTATGTAATTGTTCTAATTGTTTTTGTTTCATTATTTTTTCTTACAATTGCATTGTTTGATACCAAACATTTTACAAATTATTTTTCTTATTAATTTCATTTTTTCTCCAATATTCAGTTATCTGTTTCCATTCACATTCAGCATCTTCCTGGTTATAATCATATTCCTGGAAGGTACCTTCGTTAATAAATTCCATTAAGAACTTAAATATTCTTTACACTCAAATTTAACTGCTAGTTTTTTACTATCTACCTCTTGAACTCCTAAACTCATCATCTTGCTGTATGAGGTAATGTATCCATCTGAAATACAATCATAGTAAGTTGGATATTCTGTTGGACTAATAGCTCTCTCTAAAACAACTGGTGTATTGTTCACGAATGAACACAAATACAACACCAGGACATATTTCATTATTTAAAGTTAAAATAACCTATAACTGTAGCTACTAAAGTACCTAGAAAAACTAATACTGCTACTGCGCCTTTACCTTTGGCAACATTTATCTTTAATTCAGCAACGTCTTTTTTCAATTCTTTTATAGCTTCTAATAAAGTTTGCATTCTTTCAGCACATAATTTTTCGTGAGAAGAAAGCCTTACTCCAGTAGAAACTTCAGCATAATTTGAGACAGCCTTTCTTTTCTTGGCCATCTTAAATTAATCTTTTTTGCTATGGTCTTTGTAAGAAGTTAAATCTTCAAATACATCTTTCCAAAACTTTAAAGTTCTTTTATTGAGCTTAATCATTTCGTTTTTCCAGTATTTGTAAGTGTAAACTTCTTCAACCGATTTGAACCAATTATCAAACATAGTTTACTCCTTTGTTATTAAAATTTATCTTAACCATATTGAAATACGACCAAAATTAATATCGGCACCGCCACCACCAGAAGCTGTTACACCACTT